TTATCGAGTTTTGCCGTGTGTGCAGATCCTAATGCGGGTGTAAGACAAGCCGCAAAAGAAAAACATCAACAAAAGATGTTTAATTATAAGTCTCAGTCAGTTAAATACTGGAACAGAGAGACTAGATATGTAAATCAAAAATCAGCAATACTAAGTCTAGGTGAATCTAGAGGACGTAGCGACATCATGCAAATGATAGAGCGTAAACGTGCTGCTGGATTAACAGCTAAAGAATCTACTGCTAAAGCTTACGCTGCAGGGCAGTATGTACCTACAGGAGAAGGCTCTAGGACAGCTGGTAGAAACACTTGGCTTGGTTATTTAGCTGCAAAAAAGAAAGTAGATACTGGTATTAAACAGGCAGCTGGTCGTGGTCAAGGTATTTTACTAGAAGGTTTAAAGAGAAACAGAACTCAAATGTTAGCTAAAGCTGAGACTTCTGTAGGAGCTAGACCTGAGTTTGGTGCTGCTGTTACAATGCCAGGTAGAGATACTGGTGCTCAAGTAATGGGTGCTGTAAGTACAGCTTTATCTATAGCTTCTCTATTTGCTGGTGGTAGTGACATCAGAATGAAAGAAGATATAGAACAAGTAGGTGTATCTCCTGATGGACATAAGATATATGAATTTAACTACAGAGGTAAACCTACAAGATACCGTGGAGCTATGGCTCAAGAGGTAGTTAAGATTGATCCTATGGCTGTAACTGTAAGACCTGATGGATACCTTGGAGTTTACTATGGTAAAATTGATGTTGACATGGAGGTGATCTAATGGCTCAAAAAGATGTAACAAAAACAAATACTTTTGATAAACTGATTTCAGATCATACAGGTGCATTACCTTCTATTAGTAGTACTAATTATAATGAAGTAGATGAACCTGATGAAGTAGAAAATGTTGAAGAAGCTATTAACGCAGCTATTAAAGATAAAGAACAAGCTACTGCCGATGCTATATCATTAGCTAATCATTATCAACGAGTTAAAGAAAGTAAGCTTAAAATGCTTACTAATATGATTGAACCCTCTGCTAAAATATTTAAGTATATGAAAGCAAGAGAAGCTAATGAAGATGTATATGAGAATTATGAGAAAAACTATAAAAAGCAAGGAAAAGAAATTGTAACAGGTACATATTGGGATACTGATATGGAAGGGGAAGGTATAAAATTAAAACAAAGTTCAGTTGATCCTGAAACTGGTATAGAAAAAACTGAAGATCAAATTATAGACGATCAGTTAGCATTAGAAACTAAAGTCCTCGAACGTCTTAAAGATAATCTATTAGCTAAAGATTTCAATGATCTCAGTTTAGATGAACAGCAAGTTTACCTAAATGATGATCAAGAAACTATAACAAATAAAAATGCTAATCAAGCTACAATAGAAATTAAAGAGAATTTTGATAATCAAATAGTAGCTGAATTAGGAGTTCAAAAGAAACTATGTGTAGATGGCATGGGATGTATGGATACTCCTATGAGTTATTTTGAAGCTACAGAACCTGGCAGAAGTGCTCAAGATGCTGCATGGATTCCATACTTATACAAAGATGCTATCCATGATTTCAATGCTGCTAATGACGATCTCATACAATCTATAGGTAAGAAAAGATATATACAAAGAGTCTTTCCTAATTTAATGGAGACAGGAGATCAAATTAGAGGAAAGGTATTAAGTTCAGCTATCAATCAAAAACTAGAGAATAGAAAAAATGATAGGTATGTAAGTACTTATAATGAATGGGCAGCTAGTAACTTTGATACATCATTATTATGGGGAGATCAGCCTGGTAGTTTTATTAATATTAATGAAGTAGGTTTAGATGGTTCTAAAGATAATGTAGCTGCATGGAATGACCTTGGAGATATGCTTATACATTGGCATAAGAAAGGTTACATAAACAAAGAAGATTTAGAAGCTCTTATAAATGAAGGTCAGATACCAGTCAGAGGTAGTAAAGGTAAGACAGCAACAATGGAAACCTTGAATAAAACTACTGCAGCTGTAAGAACTAGGATAGCTGGTTATTTGTCTGAAGAGAAATCAGATGCTGAGATAGCACAAGAAGAACTTAATGATAAAGTAGAGGGTTTAGTATCTAATGTAAGGAAAGATTGGTCAGAACGATATAAAGATACAGGAGAATTACCTACTACAGAAGAACTAATTTCTGAAATTAATAAAATATCAGATGCCGTTGGAGGTCAGGTAGGTTATACATCTAGATTATTTGACCCATTAAAGCAGTTTGATTCACAAACTAAACGTCAAAGAGGTATGGATATAATAACATTAGAAGGTCAAATAAGTCGTAATGAAGCAGTATCTTGGGAATTAATAGAAAAATTACCTCAAACTGAACAGCAAAAGTACATAGAATATGGCAATAGAAAAGGTTTTAATGGATTTACTTCTAATGAACAAACACAGATTGATGAAAACATTTATCTTCTTTTTGAAGAGATAGCTTCATTACCTAAAGCAAGTCTTAAAAATGATTATAGATACCAGTCTTACCATTCTCAAGCTGAGAAGATATTTAAGAGTGAGTATCAAGCACACTTTGATGCAGCTCCTGCTGACTTACGAGACAGAGGAAAGCATAAAGAACGTAAAAGATATGCTATGGAGAAAGCTTTTGGTGCAGTACAGGAAGAAATAACTAAAGTAAATGCTGGTGAAAAGAATAGAATTCAATCTAAAACAGTTGAAAAATATGATAAAGAAACAGCTAATTTAGATATGAAGGAAGCAGGAGAAATAGTTAATTACATAAATAAGAATCCTCAATTAGCATTGACTGTTAATGCTTACCATGGTGCAGCAGAAAAAGAAGCTTTAATACAATTTGAAAAGTGGCAAAAAGGTGAAGCTCCTTTTCCTACATACTTTAGTAACTACTCAAGATTATATAAAGGTACTTATACTAATGCTGCAGGTGAGGTTCGTAATAAAGATTCTTTATGGTTTGCTAATCAACGGTATAAAGCAACTCGAAATATTGACACAGATCTTGGAGAAAATTCTGATACTGCAAATGTACCAGGTGTAACTGAATACGCAGCTACAGGAGATCCAAGTAAAGCAGCAGATGTTATTAATGCAAATGGTATAGATGCTGTCATTAGTGACTTTGAGAATCCAGATGCTGATAATGGTTTTGATACTATTAGTGGTGCTGAGTATCCATGGGGAACTAAAGCTGAAGACCAATGGGTATTACCAGAAGATTTAACAGTATCTACAGCTACAATTGGTGAATTAATACACGCTAGCAATAGAAATAAAGGGAACTTAAGATATGGTATGTATGATATACCTGCTTCAGTTTTAAAGCAAATGTTAATGGACGGCACTATAAATAAAGATGCTGTCTTTGATGAGGATACTCAAAAACTAATCTTAACTAGAAGAATACTAACTAAAGCTAATAAAGCTAATAGTTTGAAAAATTTAGATTCAACATTTAGAAGACTTAACTGGTTAGAGCCAGAAGAAGTAGAAGAATTTAAAACACTACTAGAATCAATTACTGGAGACGAAAGGTTTTCAGAAGACCCTTACTATGCATTAACTATACTTAATCCTTCTGCAGCCAAGGCTGTGTTGAATATGAGTATATCTGGTGATGTAGGATCTGAAGAGTCAACAATAACCAATCTAGGTACTTTAGAAACTTTAGATACAACTGAATCAGAGATTGAATATGGGTTACCTCTTGATACAAAAATTACAATTAATGGTTTATTGAAATCAGGAGTAACAATTCGTTATGCAAATAAAACAGATGAATTAAAAAAACGTCAACTTGGAGATACTAAACCTGGACCATTAGGTACTACTCTTGTATTTAGTATAATCTCTGGATCTAATACAAGTAAATATTTAGGTTGGAAAACACAATGGTAAAAATTACTAAGGTAATAACTAAAAATGGAAAATGACTTCACACAAGAAGAAAGAGATTTAGCTAACCAAGAATATCAAGAAACAGTACAGAGAAATATAACAGCTAATGAAAATACAGAAGTAGCTTCACCTCAATATGGGTTACGTCATGGCGAACCTTTTACTTCTGAGCAGTTAGACCCCAGAGATACAGAAGGAAACTGGGGTGTAGGTGCAGTAGCTGAAGAATTAAAATCAGCTGTCTTAGGTGGTATTCAAGACACAGCTTCATCTATACAGACTTTCCCTGAACGTGCTATTGATACACTTTCAGGAGAAGTAAGTAAAGAAAGAAAAGAAAAAGGTGTATACAAACCTGAATGGAATCCTTTTGTAGATGAAGAAGATCCTATCCTAACTAAAACATGGTGGGGTCAACTACTAAGAGGTACAGTACACTTTGGTACTATGGCAGCTGGTGTAGTAGCCGCAGGTTCTGCAGCAGGTGTCACAGCTCCAGCTTCACTAACAGGTATGGCTGGATGGGGACTTATTAGAGCTGCTGGTATCGGTGCTATATCTGATACTATATCTCATACAACAGATGAACAGAACGCATTAGGAATGATGCGAGATCGTTTCGGTTGGATGGATACACCTCTTAGTACTCAGGATACAGATCACCCTCTAATGATGAAATTCAAAAACATCGTAGAAGGTATGGGTATTGGTATACTCTTTGATAGTGCCGCTATGGCTCTTGGAAAGGGTGGTAAGTACGCAAAGGCACAAGTAGCTAACAGACAGAAAAGTGTTGAGCTACAGACTGTTAGAAAGGCTATACAGGAACTTAGAAGAAATGAACATGGATTCAGAGCTAGCAAAAACTCACCCGTAGCTGGTAGACATCAGGGAAATCATTTATCCCAAGACAAAGATCCTTATGTCGTTTGGGAACGAAACAAAAGAGTTAGAAATGAATGGGGAGCTGATGAAGGCTCTGCTGGAAATGTAACAACTCCTGTACAAAGAGAAAGAATAGCTAGAGAAACAGGCTTGACTGAAGAAGTTGTTGTCGATACTTTATCAAGATTATATAGTGCAGAGAAATTTCAACAAGTATTAAAAGCTGTAGATGGAAACAAGAAGCGTTTAGTAGAAGTATTTGGAGATGCTATTGCAGCTCACCAACGTATTACGTCAGGACGTAATGCTGCTGAAATGACAGCTACAGAATATTTAGATGAAATCTTAAAAACTTCAATTAAGTTTGATGTTACTGATATAACTGGTAAGAAGATAGATGAGATCACTACTATTACAGCACAAAATGTAGTTACTAGTGATTTAGTTGTATCTACATTGTTACAACAGTTAAGAGATTTAGGTATAGCTGGTAGAGAAATATCAGATTTCCATAATTTATTAGATATAGATGGACCAGCTGATCAGATAGTAGATACTATGTTAACTGCAATATCTGAATCTAAAAGAGCTAAAGCTACATTATCTCAAGAGTTTAGAAACTTAGGAGCTAGAAGAAAGGTAGCTATAGAGGAAGCTGTTAAGCAAGAAGTAGTAGATGCTAGAGAAACTATACAAACTATACTTAAAATAGCTAATAAAGATGAAGACGGAGATTTAGTACTAGCTTTGTTTGAAGCATTCTCATCAATGAAAACAGTTAACTCTGTAGATGACTTTACTCAATGGGCTAGGAAAATGATTCGTGGAGGAGAGATCGAAGGTAAAGCACAGATAGGAGCTATGGTCAGAGAACTTCAAGGAGTTATGATACATAGTGTACTTAGTGGACCTAAGACACCAGCTAGAGCTATAATCGGTACTAGCACAGCTACCTTCTTAAGACCGTTTTCACAAGCTATAGGAGCTACTCTAAGTTATCCTTTTACTGGAGATGCTACTACTATGAGAGCTGGTTTAGCTTCACTTAATGGTATGATGGAAGCTATTCCAGAGTCATTTGAATTATTTAAAACTAAATTAAACTCTTACTGGAGTGGAGATCTATCAACAGTAAAAACAAGATTTGCTGAATATACTAGAGGAGATGATAACTGGGAAATCTTAAGACGTTTCTCAGAAAGTGAGCAAGCTACAGCTGGAGATAAAGCTACATTTGCTATGGCTAATATGGCTAGAAACATGAATGATAATAATTTCTTAACTTACTCTACTAAACTAATGGCGGCAACTGATGATGCTTTTGCTTATATTTTAGGTAGAGCTAAAATGAGAGAGAAAGCTTTTAGATCTGCTATGGATGCAAAGAGTAAAGGAGCACTAACATCTTATCAAGCTGTTACACCTGATCTTGTTAAAATATATGAAGAAGATTTTTATAGACAAGTATTTGATGCTAATGGTAATATAACAGATGAAGCTACTAAGTTTGCACGTAAAGAAGTTACGTTAACTCAGGAACTAACTGGATTTGCTGAAGGTTTAAACTCAGTATTCCAAGCTAACCCATGGGCAAAACCTTTCTTTTTATTTGCTAGAACTGGAGTAAACGGATTAAATCTTACTGCTAAACATACTCCGATTCTTAACTTATTTGTTAAAGAATGGAATGATATAGCATTTGCTAATCCAAATAACTTAGAAAGTGTAGCTAAATATGGTATAACTAATGCTGCAGAACTAGCTAATGCTAAAGCATTGCAAGTTGGTAGGCTATCTATGGGATCTGCTATAATTAGTATGGGTGCGTATTCATATTTAAGTGGTAATCTACATGGAAATGGTCCAGTAGATAGACAAACTAGACAGATGTGGACTGATGCTGGCTGGAAACCTAGAACAATAAAGCTAGGTGGTGTATGGGTTAACTATGATTCATTTGAACCGTTTAACCAAATATTATCAATTATAGGTGATATAGGTGATGCTAGTCAATTGATGGGAGAAGAGTGGACTGAAGATCAATTCCAAAAGATATCTCTTATTGTAGCTCAAGGTTTAACAAGTAAGTCTTACTTAGCTGGTATGCAACAATTTGTTGAATTATTTAGTGGAAGACCTGGACAATTTAATAGGATTGTAGCTGGATTAATGAATAATCAAATACCTCTTTCAAGTCTAAGGAATGAATTAGGTAAAGTATTCACACCATATACAAGAGAATTAGGATCAGGAATTGCAGATGCATTACGTAATAGAAACTTATTACTTGAGAAAGGACCAGGACAAGATTTACCTATCAAATATGATATTTTAAATGGTAAGCCAATTAAAGATCATGATCCTATGACTAGATTTTTTAATGCTATAAGTCCTGTTAATTTTAATTTAGACTATTCAGAAGGAAGAGATCTATTGTTTAGATCAGGTTATGATTTAAGATTATCTACTTACTATTCACCTGGACCTAATAGTGTTAATTTAACTGATTCACCTATTGTAAGATCTAAATTTCAACAAGCTATAGGAGGGCAAAACTTAGAAGCACAATTAGCTAAATTAGCAAATAATCCTAAGATAATAGCATCTATAGAACAGATGGAAAAAGATATAAGAGGTGGAAATAGAGGGGATTATGAATCTAAAGATTACTATCATAACAAACAAATCAGTAAAATATTTACTAAAGCTAAGATGAATGCTTGGATTAGTATAAAAGCTGAACCTGAAGTAATAGAATTAGCTTCTATTCAATCAGATAAAAAACGAAATCGTGGACAGAAGACCGCCCAAACTTCACGTATTGAACCTTTACTAGGGATTTACAAATAAACAATGGCAACTTACAAACAATACACAGCAAGTGGAGGTGCTTCTGAACCCTTTTCTATCACTACCTTTTCTTCAGATGAAATAAAAGTAAGAGTAGATAATGTGTTAAAGACAGCTGCTACTCATTATAACATAACAAGTTATACTACAAATGGAGGTACAGTTACTTGGACATCAGGCAACGTACCTAATAATGTGCTTGTTCGTATTTATCGAGATACAAATTTAACTGCTAAAGCTACATACCAAGCAGGCTCTTCAATTAAGGCAGATGATCTAAATGATAATCAGACACAAGTATTACGTGCAGTAGAAGAGAAAGATCATTTAGTACAGACATTTGAGATAGAAGATAATGCAGTTACAACAGCTAAGATGGGAGCTGATAGCTTACAGACATTAGCTGATCAAGTAACTGTAAATGAACCTACATGGTTAACTAATATTGGAGTTGTTGCAGGTGACTTAGGTGCAGCTGCTGATTATGGATTAGTAAGTGATACTGCATCTACTGTTAATACAGGTAATATTGATACTGTAGCAGCTAGTATAGCAAACGTAAATAGATATGCAAATGAATATAAGATAGCATCATCAGCACCTAGTTCCCCCTCTGAAGGTGATTTATGGTATGACACTACTAATGATCAGTTGAAGTTCTACGATGGTAGTAACTTTATTCAGATTGCTACAGGATCCATAATAGACGAAGATAATATGGCTAGTAATAGTGCTACTAGAATACCTAGCCAACAATCAGTTAAAGCTTATGTCGATTCATTAGCTTGGCTTGACCAATCCACCAAAGAAGACGGTTCTGTGATCTATTGGAAAAACAGTTCCTCTAAATATTTTGCCGATAACGCACAAAACATAAAAACTTTAAATGGAGGAAACTTTTAAGCAATGGCATCAACAATAAGAATTAAAAAAAGAGCTGCTAGTGGATCTGATGGAGCACCTAGCTCGTTAGCATCTTCTGAGTTAGCTTTTAACGAATCAGATCTAAAACTTTATTATGGTTTTGGAGATGGAGGTAGTGCAGATGCTTCTAGTATTATAGCTATTGGAGGTAGTGGAGCTTTCTGTGCTTTAACAGGGGCTCAAACTGTAGCAGGTGCTAAAACATTTAGTAATGCTGCTGCATTTAGTGATAATGTTACAATTACTGGTAACTTAACAGTTAACGGTACTACTACATCTATTCAAACAACTAACTCAGTTGTTAAAGACGCTTTAATAGAACTTGGTAATGGTACATCAGGTAGTCCATCTAATGATGCTGGTCTTGTTATAGAAAGAGGTAGTTCTCCCAATGCATTTATTGGTTGGGATGAATCAGAAGATAAGTTTGTAGTAGGTACAGGTACTTTTACAGGTGCAGATACAGGTAATTTATCTATCAGTTCAGGTACACTTGTAGCTGGTACATTTGAAGGTGCATTAACTGGTAACGCATCTACTGCTACTGCTTTAGCATCTGGTAGAACCATTGGCATGACTGGAGACGTTGTCTGGACATCAGCTTCGTTTGATGGTTCAGGTAATGTTACAGGTTCTGCTACTATTCAGACAGGATCAGTTGAACATGCAATGTTAGCTGCTGACTGTATAGATGGAGATAATATTCAGGATGACGTAGTTAACTCTGAACACTATGCAGCTGGTTCAATTGATCATGAGCATTTAGCAAATGATATTATTGACGGTGATAACATCCAAGATGATGTTGTCAATTCAGAACATATAGCTGCAGGTGCAGTTGATTTAGAACATATGGCTTCTGAATCAGTTGATGAAGATAATCTTAAAATATCTAACGGTGGATCTAACGGACAATTCCTATCTAAACAATCTGGTAATACAGGTGGTTTAACATGGGCTACTCCTAGTGCAAGTGTACCAACTACTATAACAGTTGCTGATGAATCAAGTGATACAACTTGCTTCCCTTTATTTGCAACAGCAGCTACAGGTGATCTTGCACCTAAGAGTGGGGATAACCTTACATTTAACTCATCTTCTGGTGATTTAGTAGCTACTAGTTTTAGTGGTTTGGTTGACGGAGGCACCTTCTGATGGCAGCAGTAATAAAACTAAAGCGGGGTACTTCTCAACCAAGTACCAGTGATATTGCAAGTGGAGAAGTTGCCATAGATACATCCGCACAGAAATTATATGTAAATGATTCTGGTACAATAAAATCTATTGGAGGAGGTGGTACTCCTACAGATATAACAGTTGCAGATGAAAGTTCAGATACAACATGTTTTCCATTGTTCGCTACAGCAGCAACAGGGGATTTAGGACCGAAGAGTGGTTCTAATTTAACTTTTAATTCATCTACAGGAGCATTAACAGCAACACTATTAAATGGTGGTGCTGGAGATGACCTTTCACTTGATTTCGGATCGGTAGCATAATGGCAAAATTATTAAAACTAAGACGAGGGACTACCTCGCAACACAGTAGCTTTACTGGTGCCGAAGGCGAATGTACTGTAGATACAACAAAGGATACTTTAGTTGTACATGACGGGTCAACAGCAGCTGGTAGACCTCTACTACGTGAAGACTTAAACAACCTAGCCAATGACGCAATTACTTTAGCTCATATGGCAGGAATAGCTAGAGGTAAAATCATCTATGGTGATTCATCTGGTAATCCAGCTGTATTAGCTGTAGGTACCGCTGATCAAGTACTTACAACTGATGGTACAGATATATCATGGGGAACAGCAGCAGCAGGTGCATCAGGAGGTAACTCAGGTGCTAATGCTGTGTTCTGGGAAAACCAACAAACAGTTACCCATGACTATACTATAACTAATAACACCAACGCAGGTTCTTTTGGACCTATCACTATAAATTCTGGAGTAACAGTTACTGTTGGCTCTGGTGAAAACTGGACGGTAATCTAATGGCAATAACAATTAATGGGAATGGTACCGTCACAGGAGTCTCTGTAGGCGGCTTACCTGATGGAATAGTAGATACAGAT